GTAAATCAGCAGAAAACCAAATCACATATACCACCTTTTTCTTTCATTATTTAAATGCAAGAATCCATCATAAAAGAAAGGATCTCCTTCAGGGGGAGTTATAGAATACCACATTTTTTCTACAATATTTTTAGGTACCAGTGCGCGCCCCGTTCTAAGACCATTTCCATATTGGACATCTTCTAAGTCTGTATTAATAATAACGGGTATAATTGCGATACTTTTAAAATCTATTTCTTTTGCTAACGCCGTGAGAAGTTTTCGACGACTAGGCCAATTTAAATGAGTAGCATCTGCAATAACATTAAATATGCCTTCTTCCAATAAAGCAGATTTAATTTTATATACAAAAATTTCAAATACTTCATTTTCATGAGCAAAATAGTCTTCATCATCCGCTAAAAATTCATAACGAATTTGATCTCTAGAAATATGGCGCCAACCAGATCCTTTCATCAGGCAATGAGTAGCCATATAAGTTTTACCTGAACCAGGGCATCCAACCATTATCCAAAGAGTTTTATTTTTCATCAATTAACCCCTTTTGTTTAACTTCACTAATAAAGTGTCTCCAAGAAGGATCTTTTCTCAATCCTTCTTCGTCAAAATTACCATATTTAAATTCTATTAAAAAATCTTCCTTAGTATATTGTCCATAACCACGAACTTCTACCATATTAGTTTGAACACGACATTTAGGGCAATAAAGTTTTTTAAGATGACCTGGTTCTCTTTGATGTTTAGCAGTTCTAACAATTGGAAGCCCTAATGCTCCACACTTAGTACAATAAAAATCACTAATCATACGCAAGTTATTATTCATGAGATTTCCCTCCATCCATTATGCTGAATAATAGCTCGCATATTTTGTACTCCTACTGGATTCATGCTATGAATCTGGAAAAAATATCCAGTGTCCACTATATGGTTAGCTTCTAACCAATTTAAAATTTGAATATAATCTCCGCCGTCTGAAACAAAATCACCAGCATCATGATCAAGACTAATTATTATAATATCATTATGCATATTACGTTCATACTGACGAATTGCAGTGATAGCTTCATTTGTGCTTCGAATCCAAATCCAATTTTCTGTAGGAGGCTGCCGCATATCATCAATCCACAATTTCATAATAATTCCACCTTTCTTATTTTTATATAATATTATATCATATTTTTTTAAAAAAAGCAAGTGAATGAAAATTCACTTGCTTTTTTATTAAAATAATTAAGTGTCTACAATAGTAATACCGTCAATGATTAAATCAAAATATGGAGCAGATCTAAATTCAGATTCATGAACATATCCATCAACTACCACATTTGTATCAGGGGTATAATTTGGATCAGTATCTACATCTGCAAGCCATTCAGTAAGATGTTCTCCATTTACAGTAAAGCTATTTGTATCGAATACGTGTAAAGTACCATTAGAGAATTGATCCTTAATACTCATTAAAGCATTTGCAGTTCCTGCGGCAGCCGCTTTATCATTAATTTCTGTCATCACAACAGAGTCTGTTGCAATTGTACCTGTCCAATCAGTATCAATAGGTACTCCATTTTGTACACACTGAATAATATATCTAAAATAGGGCGCCCAATTAATACGAGTAGAAACAATGAAAGTATTTGGGCAAGCATCTATTGTACTTCCATTATATGATACATCAGGAACTCCACGAATTTCACAAGCGGAAGGTGCGCCCATCGAATCTGCATGTTGACTAATTAAAACACAACCAAGATCCATAAGATGATTTGCAGCTTCTTTTTCAAGTGTTTCATCATACCAAGAACCTGTATATTGTACTAACATTTTAACAGAAGGACAAATATATCTTGCGCCAAGGAAGAAAGAGGTATAACCAGAAATAACTTCAGCATAGGGGAAAGCTCCTACATAACCAATTAAAGCATCTTCAGCTTTAATTTGTTCTGTTTCAATCATTTCATTAACTTTCATACCTGCTGCAATACCAGCTAAGAAACGACCTTCATAAATTGCTGCAAAAGCATTATGGAAATTAGCCAGACCCTGAGTATGAGCTTTTGTTCCTGTTGCGTGACAGAATTGAACGTCAGGACGCTCTTGTGCAGCTTGAATTAGATAATCTTCATGACCAAAACTATCTGCAAAAACAATATTGCAACCATTGTCGGCAAGATCCATAGCTGCTTCATAGCACTCTCCGCCTTCAGGGATGCCAGTTTTATTCATATACTCAATACCTAATTCCTCACAAGCTTCTTTTGCTCCGTTCAAGAAATTAAGATCATATGTAGACTGTTCATCATGCAGATAGATAAATCCTACTTTAACAGAAGTAGTTGTAGGTTCTGCGGCGGGTGTATCAGCTTCTTCTGCGGGCGCTGGGGCTGGGGCCGGGGCGGGGTTCCCGCAAGCACATAATGAGACAATAAGAACTAATGCTAGAACGATAGAAATAAATTTCTTCATAATAACTCCTTTTAAATTATCAAGGTACTTTTGTATGTATGAATTTTCTTCATACACATATATTATATCAAAAATTTTTAAAAAGGTCAAGTATATCACTTAACCTCTTGAAGTTTAAATTCAGTTGTATAATAAGTTTTACAATATGGACATTGGCCTGAACCATATTTTAGTTCAAATGAAGCCCCGCATTTTGGACAAGTAATAGGATAAACTTCAACTACTTCACATTGAAGTTTATAAAGTTTACCCCCTATTGAGACTTTTGAAATATATCCATCATAGTTTGTTTGATTCATATTATAAACCTACTTGTTTCTAATTTTAAATCTTCTACTGCTAATTTATTTAAATGTGTGTATGGAATACGAATTAATGGAATATTATTTTCTTTACACCATTGATTTTTTAATCTATCACGCTCTTGAGTTTTTTCTAAAGCTTCTTTTGTATTCCAAGTGTTAGGAGTTTTTTGATATTTAAAATGTTGCTCTCCATCATATTCAATAAAATATTTTAAATTATTATCTTCAAAAATAGCAAAATCAAATCTAGCTTTATGATGCTGATAAATTTTTTCTTTCCGTACATCAACCAAGTATTCTCTTGAAAAATTAATATTATTTAATTTTAATATTTTTTCTATAGTAAGTTCTCCACGAGAAGAATCTAAACAACCGCAAGAAGAAACTTTTCCTTCTCGCAACATTTTTCCTGATACAATGTGCATATTTCCACATTCACATTGGCAATTCCACATTGCACGTCCATCTTTAGATATATCATAATTTCTACTAATAACGGTAAGTTTTCCATAAACATTACCTGTTTCATCTACTACGTTACTTTCATTATATTCTTTTAATTTAGCTAATTTATAACATCCACAGGAAGTAGTTAATCCTCGAAGTAATGAACTACCATTAATTATTTTAGTATTGCCGCAATCACATTGACATAGCCATCTTGTTTTCCCAAATTTATCATTTTCAACTCGTTCTAATACAACTAATTTTCCAAAACGTTGACCAATTAAATTATTAGGCTTTGACATATTTTTACTCCTTATTATACTGATAAATTAGGCGGATTTTTTTATTTTCCGCCTATCTTTTCAGAGTATAATAAAATTAATATTAAATAAATTATTTGTGTTTGCCCAATCACTGGCTATGTTTAAGCAAATATTTTCTACTAACATTTTTAAAACTAACATTAGGATCAGTAGATTTATAATAAACATATCCTTCACGTTCTATTTTTGGATTACCTTCACAAACACTTGGATCGTAATATCCATCAGCAGTAAGTTTAAATTCTTCAAAATCGTCAGGAAGAATATAAAGTTCTTCGTCAATAGGAACGTGTTCCATATTATAACTTTCCCAAATATCCTTAGCTTCACGAATATCATAAAATCCACGAACACTATCAATCATATGAAAAAGATAAAGATGGGTTTCAGTTAATTTATGTGCATTAGCTTGGATCTTAGGAGAGCATACTTCACCTTGCCAGCATACGTAATCTAATTCTGGATGTTTTTCAAGGTAATCTTTAAGTTTGTTTTCTATATCATATTTAATAGCAGCTTCCCAATAATAGTTATGCTCACCATAAAAACATTCCTGGTCTGGTTTAAGCATACGTACATTGCGGCTACAAACATAAAATTCAAACTTATTTCGTTTAAGACGCTCTAAAATAAAAGTACCAGAAGAGCCATCACATTTTTGAGTACGAATGTAGGGAGTTTTATCCTCAAGGACCCAGATAATATTTTCACATCGCTCTTGATCGGTTTTATGAATATAAGGAAATTTAGTAGGAAAAACTTTAGGGGTATCTTTCTTTTTGCCAAAAAAGATAAAAAGAATTTTACGTCCCCATTCACGCTGCATCATCCATCTGAAAAAAGGAGTTTTAAATAATTTAGCGTGACGAGCAGCCATAGCTTGATATTTTTTAGATTTATCAATTTTAGCAGCCTTGCGCTTATTATCTTCATCGTCGGCATAAGTTACGCCAAGTTTCTGAGTAAGGAAACGAGTTTCATCTACAGGATAATGACGATCACCTTTTTCATCAACAATCGCATCACCCCATTCATTAATAGTCCAACCAAAGTCTTCAGCGTGCATAAGAAGTCCCTGGCTCAAAACTTTGCACATTTTAATGCTTTTGATTTTATAATTACGTTTCTCAAGAAAAGCAAAAGCAGGATTGTCTGAAGGAACTCTAGAATCAATTTCAAAATAAATAGCTGGATCCCCTACTTTAAACTGATTCTTAGGTACAATGCACCACCATCCGCCAGTTCTAGCATGCTCAATGCGGTCATATCCTGGAATTTCATGGATTTCGTCTATAAGGGTCACATAAACTAATTCTCTTTCCTGCTTTGAGTTCAGTATTTTTTATTCCTCCCTTTTAAATAAGAAATTTTGAAGTTTCTAATTTTAAATCATCTATAGTTAAATTTTTATATTGCGTATATGGTATTCTAATTAAAGGAATATTATGTTCTTTACAATAATCATTTTTTATTTCATCTCGTTGTTGAATTTGTTGGACTCTTTCAATGGTATTATACCCATTTCCTCCATGATAATGTTGTTCACCATCAAATTCAATTAAATATTGATTATTTACATAAAAATCAAAAGGTAAAGTACGAATATTTACACAGTCTTTAAAACGATATTCTTGTTCAAAGGAAATATTATTTTCTTTTAAAAGCTGTTCAATTTTTATTTCTCCAAATGATCTGCGTTTTGCACAACCGCAAGATTTAACGATTCCATTAATCAATAAAGTAGCTTGAGTTTCATAAAAATTACCACAATCACATTTACATACCCAAACAACATTGGTATGAACACGTTTTTCAGTCGGATATAAAGCAGTTAATTTTCCAAATTTTTGATTTGTTATATCAATAGCATTTTGTTGCCCTAATTCTTTAAAACGATCTCTATTAATGCATCCACAAGATTTTCGAATGTTATTTCTTAATTCAGCCGTAGATGCAATAGTAGTATTTCCACAATCGCATTGACATTTCCATAAGTTTCCACGATTTTTTGTTTGTCCTATTGATTCAATAACTGTTAATTTACCAAATTTTTGATTTAATAAATCTATAGGTTTGTTTAAAATTTCTTTTCCTTTGCATCCACAAGAAACAATGCTCCCATTTCGTAAATGTGCTCCACGAATTTCTTTAATTGTTCCACAATCACATTTACATAGCCAATAAGCTTGGCCTTTTCTACTTGGAGCTTCATCAATTACTTCTAATCTACCAAAACGCTGACCTAATAAATTAATTTTTCCCATAATTTAGGAAGCCTCCTTTTATTATTTTCTATTTAATATAAAAAATAATAAAAGGAAATTAAGCTTTTCTGTCCAACCTCAATATAGATAATTCCCTGTCTAAAAGCGCACATACTCTATCACATACTTCATCAGCTTCTGTTGTAGTAATTTTTTTCCATTTAACTGCCCATGCTATATAATCGCATAAACTGTCAAGAGAACGTTCAGCATATTTATGATTTTCGTGCTGTTTTAAAGCACGATCAATTTTTTCATATACAGTCATAGTCCCAATTCTCCGGAATATCTATATTTAATCCTGATTCTGACCCAATTTGAATAGCGTCACAAAATTTATCAAAAGGGCATTTAGCACAATCTAATATAGATTTATTTTCTTTACATCCTTGAGAAAGAAGCCACATTCCCATTTCAATTTTATTTTTCCAGTTCATTTATAACCCCTCCATTTCTATTAATATTATAACAAAAATTTTTTAAAAAATCAATAAGAAATATATTTAATTAATCTCTTTTAAATTTGTGATTAAAACATTATAAATATCACCATTTAAAAATTGAACTTTCGCATATGAAGGATGTAATTCTAAAATAGTAGCATGATCATTCAAATATTCTGCGGCGACTGGATCATTTTTATCATTATTTACTAATACTAAATCATTAATATGGAATTCATTATTCAATGTATTGTACCTCTAAAGTATCTAAATTTAAGAGAGCCACTCTATTAGAAATAACTGCGCCTAAATCAATATCTATTTTATGCCCATCAGCATATGTAATAATTTCTGGATTGCTTGTAAATGATATTTTATTTAAAGTTTTTTGTAAATATTGTACAGGAGTATGCCCATGAATAACATAAGTATTTTGATATTGTTTTTCTATAGGCCAGGAATCTAAAAAATGTTTTCTATCCCATCCTATCTCTGCTTCTTCTTTGCGGGAAGGCGTAAATCCTGCATGAGATAAAATAATATGTTGATTATTTTTATTGGTTATATTATATATATTTGGCATATTTTTAAAAAAAGCAATTAATTCACTACAACAATAATCATGAGCATCTCTTTTATAACCAATTAATCTAGATTCAATTTGATCCCAAGTAGCATTTCCGCCATTCCAAAACCATTGGCTAACTTCTTTTGAATGAAATTCACCTTTAAGTAACCTTGGTAAAGCACTTATTGCCATCATTTCATGGTTGCCGCAAATACAATGAACATTTTTCATTTGCATAAGATCTAAACAAATTTTATATCCATCTGGACCTCTATCAATGCTATCGCCAAGATTATAAAGAATATCATCTGAGTGTAATTTATTTTTTATTTTAGTCCATAAATCATATCGACCATGAAGATCTGAAATAGCATATCTATTCATAATATCCCACCTTTTTCTTTTATTATACTAAAAATTTTATTATTTTGCAAGAGAGGTAAGTTGGGTAAAACTATATAATATGAAGATTGGACTTTTTATATTTTTATAGACAATAATAAAAAGAGGGTGATTATAATAGCTTCCGTTAAACCTGTCAAATTTAAGGTAGGGCGAGGAAAGGCTGAAGATATCCCTTCTAAATATATAGATGGTTTTATATGGTTTACTACTGATACAGGTAAATTATATATTGATGCAGCAATTAATGGAACTCTTGAACGGACATTAATTAATCCAGATGTAGATTGGAGTCAAATAAATAATAAACCTGAAGAAATAGTAAGCGTTTTTTATAATACTGTCGAAGGGTGGAACGCTCAAAGAGATTTAATTGCTCAAAAAGGAGCTTTATATGTATATACAAATGCTTCTGAGGTTGACGGAGTTTTAATCCCCGATTTAAAAATAGGGGATGGAACAAGCTATCTAATAGATGCACCATTTCTTACCTCTACAGCTATTGAACAATTAAATGCTCATATTCGCAATACTGAAGTTCATGTTTCTTCTGAAGATAGAATTAGATGGAACAATAAAGTTAGAGCTTATCATTCTACTGTTGAAGAAGAAACTTTAGTTTTTACTACAAATTAAAAAAGAAAGGATCAAAAATAATGGCAGATATTTCTAAAATTACTTTGCCGAGTGGTTCTGTATATGATATAAAGGACGCGCAAGCTCGCGCAGATATTGCTGCTATTTCTGGTACTTTAGCAGGCGGAGTTAGTTTAATAGGAACTACAACTACTCCAATTACAGATCAAGCAGTTACTCCAACTACAATTTCTATTAATAACACAGATACTGCAGTTATTAAAGGCAATTTAGTTATTTATAATAAAAAAGAATTTTTATGGGATGGCACTAAATGGCAAGAGTTAGGAGATCTTGGAGCATTTAAAGCTTTAGCTTACAAAGATACAGCAAGTGCAACATATACTCCTGCAGGATCAGTATCTCAACCTACTTTTACTGGAACATCTAGTTCTGTATCAATTACTGCAGCAGATAATGCTTCTGGAAATTACCAACCAAAAGGTACTGTATCTCAACCAACATTTTCTGGTGATAGTTTAACTTCTACAGGATCATTTACTCCAGAAGGCGGCGTTACTACCGCAACTACAGAAAATAAAACTGCTACAGTTAGTAAAGCAGCAAGCGGAACTGCAACATATACTCCAGAAGGGTCTGTATCTGCGCCTACTATTTCGGTGGCGACTGCTGGATCTACTACTACAGTTAATTCTATTACTGCAGTAGGCACCCTTCCTAGTTTAACTACTACAGTTTCTGATGAAAATTTAACAATTGGCTGGAGCGCGGGTACTTTACCCACTAAAGGAGCTGATACAACTGTAAAAACTGGGGATGCTTCTTATTCTGCTTCAACGCCAAGTTTTACTGGAACTGGCGCCAGATTAGTAACTGGTAATATTGCGGTACCTAAAACTTATACTTTTACAGGAACTGCAGGTAGTTTAAGTGTTTCTGGTACTCCGTCTGGAACTGTATCTCAACCAACATTTACAGGAACAAAAACACAACTTAGTGGTACAACTACCGCGACAGGTAATGTTTCTCAACCAACATTTACTGGGACAGAAGCCACAATTACTGTCTCCTAAGAGAAAGGAGGCAGCTTAAATGGCTGACATTAGTAAAATAACATTACCAAATGGTGATGAATATAATATAAAAGACGCTCTTGCTAGAGAAGAATTAGCAGGAAAGGGCACTTATTCTAAACCTTCTACTGGTATTCCATATGATGATTTAGCAGATGATGCAAAAATGACAATATTATCTTATGGAAAATCTACTT